CAAGGATAGCATGGGCATGGACATGGTCCCCGTTTACGAAGAGGAGGCCCAGGGGGCTTCGACCATCACCATCGACCCGGTGACGGTGCGTAAAATTCAGTGCCATTTGCTACATAGTTGAATAGGTTTGATATCGTTTTGGCCTTTCGTACCCTCCCGGAAGACCTCCTGCGGGGCCGTTTCAGAGGGGTAGCAGACGATTCAACCAGCGTCGGCGGGCTTTACAGTCGTCGCACTCCGCCAGCTTCGTTCCGAGCATCGAATCGATCAGTTTTACCCCCGGCCGAAGCATCTTTTCAAGCACGTCGCCAGCCCCCCGAATTTGCCCCAGGTTTGAGCCCGGATTTTGGGCCGGCGCTGAGCCCGTTTTCGGCGTCGGGATTTGGCCGTATCGGACGATCGGGAAGCGCATGGTTTTTAGACCTCCGAGATGATCAAAAATGCACCCTGTTCAGCGATCAAATCCAGCCTCGTGGCTGAGCTCGCCAGGTTCCCGCAAAATCCCCCCTCCGGAATGGCCCCCGTGCGGCCGATTTTGAGATCGCTCGGGAGCAGTGGCGGGGCCTCCAAAAGCCCGCTTTTCACGAGCACGCATTCGACGGTTTCAACGACCTCATCGACCCAGCGAAATGCCTGGCCATCGTTGATCCAAAACGGCGGGCCGCTCGGCGGATCTGTCGGGCAGCGATCAGCATCATCATCGCTGACGGCCTCGCGGCGTTGGCCGACTTGTTGGATGGTGCGCACGGCCAAAAATCCAGTGCTGCCAAGATTGACCAGGTCCAGAATTTCCACGGGCACGGCGAGCCAAAAGTCCGGATCAATCTCCGCGCGATACTCAGCGTCACTGCGCACGATAGCCAGAGCGTAAGGGCACCCGACCAATTGCCCGGTCTTGCTCGCGCCGATCGTGGTCCATGTGGCCCAGTCACTCGGAGAATCTTCGTTTAACGTGCTCGCGACACCGCTCAAGCCATCGCCATAGGCTTTGCAGGTGCCGACCGTTGTGCAATTGGTGCCATCCAACTCGGTCAGAGCCACCGCGCGATCGTCACGATAATCGTACGTGCGAAACTTGAAAACCATCGGCAGATCGAGGCGGACTTTGTCCAGCAGGTTGACCGCTTTAACCAGGCGATTGAACAGCTCCGCGTACATGATCGAATTGGGCAATGGCCCGAAGCCCGATGCATCGATCCGTTTGGCGAGCGGGAAACATCCAATCTCGCGGCCTTTGAACGCATCGAAACACAAATTCTCGAATCGATAATCGTAGAGGTTGCCCTCGCCGGTCCGGCAGGTGATGTCTTGTGAAGTGAGCCCGTCCACGAACCCTTCGCACATGGCGCGGAGATAAATCTCGGCTTGCAACATCGAATCGATCACGGCGCGGGTGTCGTGGGATTCCATCACGTCATTGTTGTCTTCGTAAACTTCGGGGAGCAAATGGCAGAAGAAAAAGTGCGGGTAACAACATCCGAATGGATTATCCGGCAAACCGTCAACGCCACTCGCAGTGCCACTGTCGCCGGTCTTGACGCTGCATTGTTTGGTGGGATCAGCCTGGTGCAGGACGTATTCCCGGACCGTGTTGTCGTCGGTGCGATAATCCTCATTGATCTCCGGGTCAGTGGCATACTCGTTGCGGAGCTGCTGCACCTCATCTGCGGACCACGTGCTCGGGTCTTTGTTCACCGCGGCCGGCGCATCCGGGTGCGATCGGAGCCGCTGCTTTAGCGTCACCTTGATGATCTGGTCAGGCGCCCAGTCGTCCACAACGCAGCTCTCGATCTCATAGGGCGCCTCATACACGCGGCAGCTCGAATAGAAGTTGTCGCTGCCGTAGCTGCGATTGGCGCCGAGCGTGTAGTTGTATTGGTCCGGCGCTTCCGGCGCGATGAACTGGAATTGCACGCTCATCGGGTTGCGGATCGGCATGAACGTATCGGCGTCCAGGCCGATGTTGTAGTTGTAGGAAACGTGCCGGCGCAACGCCGGCGGGGCCGTGCCACTGAAGAAATGGCAGCGCTGACACCAGGTGAAATAATCGCTGTACGCGTCGGGCTTCCAGATTGAGGTTTCGCTGGGATGATACCGTTTGGCTTCGATGAACAGCACCCATTCGTTGGTGAATCCTTGTTTGAGCGCGGCGTGTCGGATGCCGTCGTGGACGAAGATCTGGGCGTCGCCGGTGGCTTGGAAGCTGCCTGGCGAGTCGCCACGCCGGACAGGCGGGTCGCCTGTGCTACCGAGGGCGACGAAAGTCTGATCGTTGCCGTAGAGGTTGCCGGCATAGGCGATCTGGCCGTTGGTTGTGCGGACGATGTAGGTCTCTCCTTCGATCAGCTCCCCACTGGCCACTGGATCGAGCGGCGGGGCGATGTTCGCAAACATATCGGCTCGAGTGTTGTTCAGGCCGAAGGCAAACCGTTTGAAGCGTAGGATGCTTTTGCCGCCGTTGACTTCGTAGCAAATCAGGTTCTGCCGGCGAACGATGCGCGCATGATCGCGGCTGAGGCGCCGTGCGGCGTCATAGACCGGATTGTCATTGACCCATTCGGCGATGTCGCGCACGGCGGCCACGCCCGTCCGATTCACAACGCAACCATTGGTGAAGAAATCATCGCTGATCTCCTGCGCTTGCGCGTAATCGCGTCCGCGGCCGTCCACGCCGGCGCCGAAGGCCGTGCCGCCGGCCGTGGCGGCCAGGCGGCTCAACAAATATGCGTCCCAAGGTTGCGGCTTATATTCGAGCTGCTCGGTAAACTCGACGCTGATCGAGCCAATGCCGCTAAAGCGGGCTGGAGTCGCCAGGCGCACTGTGAGCGGGGCCGGCGTGGGACAATCCTCCAGCCAAAGCATGGCCTCGGCGGCGCCGTTTGCGTCCGGCTTGAGCCTCAGAGACCCGATCACCTTTGCGCCATCGACGATTTCGACACGCGCGGGTTCATGCAGATTTTTTGCCTTGGCGAACATCCCGGCCAAGACAAAGCCGGCGCGATAGAAAAGCTGCGTCTCGCCGTCGGTAAAACGGGCCACGGTGCCATCGGGCACGAAGCTGCCGGCAAATTCGGCGCGCGGATAAAGCGCGAAGAGAAAGTCGCCGACCGCCACCCCAAGCGCGGGCGACAGATAATATTGGCGGTTGTAAAAGGCTTCGTTGTCGAAGGCGATCTTCTCGATGTCGAACGTGTCAGGGGTGCGCTGCATTGGTGTGCCGCGAAAATCCACAGCGAACGCCCACAAGGCGCGGGCCAGGTGATTGCCGTTAGCGTGCGCCAGGCGTCCGACTCCTTCGTAGGGGCCTTCAATCCAATCGGCCTTGAGGAACATGTCCAGGTTGTAATCGCACTCGCCTGTCCCAGTGCCGACGAACACGTAGTAATTAAATGGCCCTTCCCAGATCCCGATTACGTGCCCGCTGGCATGTTCGTCGGTGCCGCACGGACAGGAGCCGGCGTAAGTGATTCTCGGTTTGTCATCGACCGTGCTCAACGTGCCGTGATGCGCAGGCACTACGACGTCCGATCGGAGGCCACCGAAAAAGATTTCGTAGCTCGGTTGCCCGAGTCCGGTCTCCTCGGTCGAGCCGCAATCGGCCAGCAGCTCGACTGGCGTCGGGAAAAACCCCCCGTAACTCTTGCCGTGCGGACTGAACCACGGCTGCACGACCCGGAAAAAGTCCTGCGCTGCATCGAGAGCGGGGGTGCTCTGGGCGAATATGTCCGGGTCGTAAGCGCCGCGCTGTTTTTTGCCCAGTTCCCAAATACTTTCCAATGGCGGCAACTTTGGCGGCGGGAGCAATTCGACGCGTTGACTGAGCCGCTCATTCTCCGGCTCCATGCCGGGATTGCCGAACACGAAAGCCATCATTGGATTCGCCAGATTCGCGCCTTCAGGCTCGCCTGGGCCGCTCACCGGCCAGGTCGTACCGGCGTGGTATTCGGGATCCAGATGTTGATAGATATCGAAGAACTCCGCCTGCGGCGGGAAGACGTATCCGCCTTCACCCGGATTACGGACCTGGCGCCACAAATTGAACCACCACATGATGACCCGCCAGGGGACCATCTGAAAGGCGCGCAGCCGATCGTTGAACGCACGCGCCAGCTTGTTGTGCTGGGTGCTGGTGATTGGATCGCCGGGAATGACTTCGAGCGCTTTGGTGAAGGAAAGCATTTTGCGCTCAGGCCCCGCATACTTGTTGCAGCTTGCTGAGGAGCTGCTCGGCGCTGAAAGGTTTGCCCAGGGCAGCATCGGGTTTGGCCGCCGCCACTTCCTCGGCGTTGCTGCCGGCGCCAGTAATGCAGAGGATTTTCACCTCCGGCTCGATCGCGCGGAGCTGCCCGATTAACGCCACGCCGCTCATACCCGGCATCATCAGATCTGTGACGACGACGGTGATCGCATCGGCATGATCCCGATACAATGCCAACGCGACTGAGGCGCTACGCGCGGCCAGGACATGATAGCCGTAGCTTTCCAGCAACGTCCTGGTCAGCTCGCGCATGCCGTCCTCATCATCGACCAGGAGCAATGTCCGGCCATTGCCATGCGGCGGGATCGGCGCGGCCTTTGCCTCGTGCGTCCCGATGACGCGTGTCGGCGCCGGCAACAGCACGCTGAATTTGGTGCCAATGCCTGGGATGGTGACCAGGTCGATGTAGCCATTGTGCCCCTTGACGATTTTCAGGACATTCGCCAGACCCAGGCCGGTGCCGCTCTTTTTGGTCGTGAAGAACGGCTCGAAGATTCGCGCGGCAATCTCCGGCCTCATGCCTGGTCCGTTGTCGGCCACGCTGATGTGGACGTAGCGGCCGGAGACAATCTCACCGTTAGACAAGCGATGATCGCGCAGCTCGATCGCGTCCGCGATGATATCGATCAGGGGCTTGGCGGGCGCGGGCCCCATGGCAAGCATCGCATCACGCGCGTTGATACACAGATTCAGGATGACCTGCTGCAACTGGGTCGAGTTGCCGGAAATGTCCGGCAGATTGGCCTTGATACTGTGCCGAAGCTCGATGCTTTTACCGATCGTATGCCGAAGGAAATCCAGCAGTTGCCCCAACAGTTGGCCGAGCGCAATTGGCCGCTGGATGCCGTTTGTGCCGCGCACGAATTCGAGGAGCTGCTCCAGCATTTCCGCTTGCCGTTGGAAGGATTGTTCGATCGCGTCCAGTAGCCGCCCCTGTTCTTCGGATAAGCCCGGCCGTAGCATCGAGACTGCCAGCGTGCCGGGGCCGACGGCGTTGTTCAGATCGTGCACGATGCCGGAGGCGAGCGCGCCGATATCTTCCATCCGCTGGGCGCGGAGCAATTGCAGTTTGTCCTGGCGCTCCCGATGCGCGCGTTGCACCGCAATGGGCAGCAGTTCCCAATCCGCTTTTCCGATGTAATCAGTGGCGCCCGCCTTGATCACCTCGACGGCTTTGGTGACGGTGATTGTGCCGGAGAAGACGATGATCGGCGTTTGCGGCGCGCGTTCCAGGGCCAGCTTGAGGGCTTCATCGCCGTTGAGCTGGGGCAAACTGAAATCGAGCATGATAATGTCCCAGGGCATGCTGAGCGCGTTCCGGAATTGATCCCGTGATGATGCGCGTTCTACGGTCGCCAGCTCGCGCAGCGCCCGCATCACGAGGAGGGAATCGTCGTCGTTGTCTTCGAGCAGTAGGATTTTTAGCATTGGGGTAGCGCGGGCGGCATGGCACGTGCCCAATCGGTCTGGAAGCGCAGCGAGGCTGTTCGGCGAGTCCCGACTCGGAGTCGGGACCGAGTCGGTCGCGCTACCCGTTGGCATTCGATTTGCAGCATCGATTTGTTGCTCGTTTTTTCATCTGCGTGCAATCCCACCGCGGGACGCGTGCCTTGCTTCACAGTCGCCTGCCAAAATCGCGTCCCGCACTTTATTTATAGGCCGATCAGTTGCGTTTGACAGATCGGCGGGCGCGGGACCGAAACGCCGGAGTTACCGCGCCCGCCATGCCTGGCGGTGCCTCAATCTTTGTCTCAGTCTTATTCACACTCGTACTCTTAACTCTTACTCCCGCTGGCCCCGACATCGGGATGTCGGGGGCTCACAGAGCCGCGTTCCGGAGCGCGAGTCTGCGACTCGCAGCAACTTCACACAAACCGCTCCTCACGCCCAGCGGGCGACACGGCCGCGGCCGCCGCGACTTCCGATTTGCGGCATGGGCCGGCGCGTCACCCCGCGCGTGGTATGGCTCGTCAGGAGCCCGGCTGTCTTCTGCGGAGTCAACGAGTTCAGCTTGGTGCGCAAATCGCGCAGATGCATCGCGATCCGGCCGCTGGGCAATGGCATTGGGAGGTTCATACACACGGATTTCACCGATTTTCACGGGCGGGTCATGTGGCGAATTGGTAAATCAAGGGGTCGAAATTGTAGAATGACCAGTACTCCTGGATGATCTGGAACTGGCCCCGCGCTACCTGGTCAACCTTCGGCTTTTTCTTTACCCAATAAGTCTCGGCGTCAGGCGGCACAGTGTTCAACCCGGCAGCATCGAGCAGCTCAGCGGCGGGCAAGCTCGGCTCGGCGGCGACCAGTTGAGCGTAACGGAAAACCTTGCCCGCGTTCGCGTGAGCCGCTTTCAGAGCTGACTTGTTGCTGACGGTTTCGGTTTTGCGCAGAACGTAGTTGTCGAGCTCAAACGCTTCGATGCCGCGGAGAAGGCGATTGTAAAGGATTCCCGCCGGGCTCTCGTCATCGTACGGAAACGCCGGCGACGGCGGGTCGTCGGACAAGTAGGCATTGAGATCCTTGCGGATCATGGCCAAGTCTGCGTTGGACAGAAACGCAAGTCCAACCTGAGTAAATCCTGTACTATCTATGTATCCGTTCTGGAGTTTGGGCAGAGCCCAAAGGCTGATCTCATTATGATTCGGGTCCATGGTCCAGACCGTCGAAATGGGATCGGCTGGCTTGATCGCCTGGTCGCCGGTACCGCCTTCGACCCCATACGTGACTTCGATCGTGGCTTTCACCCCTTCCTCAGTGATTTCGTAACTGAGAAAGTCCGGCGCCAATATTTCCAGGAGGACCAGGAATTCGTCCGCGCGGGATCGCAGCCCGCTCCAGGTGCGGACGACATAAAAGCCTTCCCCGCGGTGGAACCGGCGCCGTAGCGGCTGTTCGGTGAAACTGACATCACCGATGCATTGGGTCGTGTTGCTCACATCGTTTCATTCACGGTTGCTGTTAACTCTTCGATCCTGGCTTTGATGGCTTTGAGTTCGGCCACGCTCTGTCGGTTCAATTGCAGCGTTTCGAACGACAGCTCACCAGTGCCGTGGCTGAGGAACAGCCCCATACGGGCAAAAGGATCCTGCCGAATCGGAGCGAACCCTTTGGCGGCGGCCGTCTGCTGTTCCAGTGCCCGTTGGAGAGCCGCCAATTCCGCAAACTTTTTGCGCGCATCTCTGGTCGCCTGGCGTTGCTCCAACCGTAATGTCAGTCTCCCGATACCTTCATCGCCGCTGCCTTCCTTCTCCAGTTGCCGCGTGGTCAACGCATCGATCTGGGCGGCGCGCACGGCCGGGATGATGCTCAAAGGGCCGACCGCCGCTGAGCCGATCAAGGCTGACCAGCCACGGAAACCCTGGGCGAGCATATAACCAAGTTTGCTGATCACGCTGCCGATCGTGGTTTTGCCTTCTTTGAATTGTTTGCCGATGGCCAGCGCGGCCTCACGTTGTCCTTCACTCGGCGCCAATAGCGAGCCCTCGAATCCGGCCATTTTGCCTGCCAATCCTTTCTGAAACGCCACCTGCAGATTCGACCAGTCTCGGCCAAAGAGCCGTGACGCAGCGGCAAATTGTTCGGCGCTCAGCGAGCCCGCTTTGAGTCTTTCCGCCAGTTCGCGGAACAGTTCGAAATGGGATTTCTCCTGCAAGTCCTTGAGCTCTATCCCGAGCGCTTGAAAGGATCGGATCAGGGCTTTGTTGCCCATCAGCGCGTTGCCTTGCGCACGCCGGAGGAAGTTCAATCGCGCAACCAGCTCTTCCGGCTCGGCCCCGGTGGCGCGGCCGCCAAAGGAAAGCGCTTCGGCTTCCGGCACCGAAATGCCGGCGCGAATGGACATGCGTTTGACTTCGGCTGCCTCGCTCACTGCGGAACGAACCAGCAGCGTGACGCTGGCCAAAGCCGAAGTAAGGAAACCAATGGGCGAAACAACGAACCTTTGAATCCTCTGAACCAATCCGCCGATCGGGCCGAAGGCGGGATTGTTAAGCTCCTGGACAAGGGCCTTGAGTTCCCCGCCGACCTGCTTCGCATCGGCAGTGATCCGCAGTTTATATTCACCAGCCATTTAGATTTTGCGATTTCCCCGACATCCGATCTCGGGGGTTTACAATCTGGGATTTGAAGGCGCTGGGCCCGGTTCACCATTGGTCTTTTGTGAGCGCTGCCGCCTCAGGTGCGCGGCGGCGGCCGTTGCGAGCCGCTCGGCGTCGCTGACAACGTCCATTTTCTCGAGCAATTCCCAGCAACAGGCGTACTCCCACAGGGCCGCTGAAAGAGGCGTGCCCAGCGCTTGCGGATCGGTTTTGCCCAGATGCATGACGTGGGTGAGCTTAACGGCGAGCAGAAATGGCGTGCCCATCGCGCGACTGCCGCCCCGCCCGTTCCAGGTCTGCGGCCCGCGCTGGAACGCTTTTACGTAATCCTGGAATTGGGCGATGCCAGCGAGCTGGGTGGCCTGATCGAGCAGCCAGGGGCGCTGAAAGTTGAATGACCAACGTCCAATGCCCAATGACCGACGCCGAATGAATTCCAGGGCTCGCGGGTAAGTGCGCCGGCACAGAGCCAGAGCCAGCTTCAGATCCCCGCGGCCAGGAAGCCGGGCGAAGGTCATGAAAGGGCTTTCCAATCGTTCCAAAAGCATTGCGTGCCCGAGCGTGAAGGCTTCCATGCGAATGCCGAGCACCCGGTATTCGTCGGGATAGAGTTCGCGGAGGTAGGACATCGGGAGGCTTTACGCGAATTGTCGCGACTGGCTCCCGCGAATTTCCCGATTCGCGTTCCTTAGCGTCAATTCGCGTAAAAAGTTCGGTTACGCCGCCGGATTACCCGCTTCGGTGACGATCACTTCCACGAGACTCGCGGCCGTGTCGGACTGGAACCGCAGCTTCGGATAACCGCCCGACTGGGCCGGCATGCGCACCGGCCCCCACGGTTCGCCTGGGAGCATGATACCGGCGTCAGTGTCCGTGGGCGTGACGTCCTTGCGAAGTTTGACGGTCACGAAGTTCGCCGAAGCCCGGTTGATCAGCAGGACGCAGTACTGTTTGGTCAAATCCACGTCCCCGGTCGCGACGTCTTCCGCGGCTCCGTTACCAACGGACTGCAGATCATGATGCATCACGGAGAGCGCGGCTTCCATCGTCTGCACCTTCGTCGTTACCAGTGGGCCGACTGACACGTTGTTCTTCGTCGCCTTCAGCGACGCGATGAATGTGATTTCGTTCATTTTTCTGTTTGGGTTTGGGGTTATCCGTTGACCAGGGCCAGGGCGGTCGGCCCAGCGGCGCCGACCTTCTGCCAGAGGTTGAGCGTGAACCGGTGATACGCGCCATTGGCGCCGTTGTAGCGGCCGCCTTCGTAGTTCCAACTGCCGTCCAGATCGGCGATGCCGCTCTGATCGATCGTCACCAGGCCGAACATGTCTGCCGGCAGGTTGGTCTTCGCGAGCGCTTCGGCCTCAGTATCGCCAGTGAAGATGACTTCCACCGATGCGGTCCGAACGCGATTGTGGCCCGCGCGTCCGATGATGTTGCCGCGGCCATCCATGAAATCCTGTTTGGTGAAGTCGTCTGTGAGATCGTGGCTTTGCGGCACATTGGCCGACACTACCACGCCGTCGTAAGCGAGCGTCGCCTTCACGCCGAAAGCGGCGGCGGCGCCGATGAGTCTCAGTGTTGGTATTGACATGTTTTTCCTTTCGGTTTGTTTGAACAGGAGGCAACGGAGAGAACAGAGAGTTTGAGGGTCTTACTCCGTTTCCTCTGTTTGCTCATGTTCAAGGTTTTTTGGTTCATTCGATTTCTTCTACGCGGATGATTGTGTTGGTCTGGAAAGTGACGTCCCATTCCACTGCCTCTTTGAAGGCGGCGCCCGCTTCGGCCGGCGGCGGAGCGACGGGCTCGGCGCCCTGGAGAATGAAGCGCGTCCATGGTCCGGTCTGCCAGCCATCGAGCAACCCGGTGCTGGCGGCCGCCAGGTCAGATGCGCGCACATTCGAGCCGGTTGAGCTGCGATTTTTTATCGTGTTTTCCGCGATGGCGATCACGATCGTCACCACGATTTCACCGGTCCGTTCGCCTTTGGCGATCTTCGGGGTCAGGACAGCCAGGCCGATGCCGACCTTGCTCAGCCGTTGATTGAGCGCAGCCAGCACGTCGCCGATGTCTTCGGTCAGGATCTCCAATCCTTCACGTCCGGTGAATTGGTCTATTGCCTTCAGGCGCTTGGCGGTCTCAGCCTGCAGGCTGGTGATCAAGTTGAAACCTTGGATTGGATCGCTCATTTCAGGAACGGAGGCTTCACGCGAATTGTCGCGAATTGTCGCGAACATCCAGATTCGCGTTCATTAGCGTGAATTCGCGTAAAAAGGTTCGGTGAGTTAGCGTTCACGCCAGGCCCTTTCTCAGGAGGAATTCATCGGTGGTTTTGATCAGTTCGGCGTTGATCTTCTCGTCGGGCGGCAAGGCCGTGGGATCTTTCGGATGCTGGACGCTCTTGTACAACTTCCAGAGCACAACCAGCGCCCCGCCTTCTTTGATCGCGAGCTTGTTCGTGCCTTTGATCTTGAATACGCCAGGGATCAGATGCGCGCTCGGGCGCGTGCCGGCCACGCGCGGGTCCACGGGCACGGCCAATGCCTGCGCTTCCTTCGGATAGATCGGGCCACCCTCAAGCCGTTTGATGAAGCGCGGATCGGCGATGGTGACGGTCGCTTCGCTGTCCGTCGCGCCGGTGAATGCGGTTGCGTTGCGGATCTGCGCCCAGAGATGGCCTTTGGGCCAGCCGGCGCGTTTGGGCGGTTCAGCTTCCTTGTTGCGGAAATGGGTGCGCAGGATGCCTTCGACTTTTTTGCCCAGCACAGTCAGCAGTGGCCGCGGCGGATCGACCTTGCGGATCATCTCGCGCAGCTCTGGGCTCGCGGTGTCTTTGATGATGGTGACGGGCATGGGGGATTTTTACGCGAATTGTCCCCCGACATCGGATGTCGTGGGCCCCAGCTTCGCGTTAATTGGCGTCAATTCGCGTAAAGGCTTTTTCATGTTTCCTTCCACTCCGCGGTATCGCCTTCGATCTTCACGCGGTCGCCGAACCATTGGCTAAGTTTGCCGGCGAGGTCCTCGCCCAGGCTCGACACGTCCGCGTTGAGGTTTTTGTTGAAATCTGCGTCCTGGGCGAGCGGTTGTTGATCAGGGGCGATTACGCCCAGCGCTTCTGCCTGGTCGCGATCGATATCTTCAAGGCCCATCCCGCTGCCGAAATCGAACGGGGGCCAGGGCCGGCCGAATCGGCTGAGCTTGGTCCAGACCGGATCGTTTTTCAGCGCGATCATCCTGCCGTCGAAGAAGCGGCCGCCGGCCTCCTGCCAGCGCGCGGGCCAATCCTCACGCGGCATGCGGCGGGATTCGATGCGGAGAAATTCCTGAGCCGGGAACGCATCGAGCAGCTCGGGGTCCTGGCCGATCTTCCAGCGGCCGAACTCGCCGGCGTCCTGAGTCTGGAAATCGTAGATCAACTCCAGCCGGCGCCGACTGGTGATGTCGGTGATGTCGCCGGTATCGCCTTCGACCGCGCCGATGGCGTCGCGCATCTCGGACACGAATTTGGACTTGTCCATGAGCGCGCGTTCCGGATTATCCCGGCCGAGCGTGGCCCATTCATTGAGCTTGTCCTGCAACGTTTGGACGGTGCGCAGATCATCGATGCCGGCGGAGAAGAAAGCTCGATCGCGGATGGCCACGGGGACGTCAGCCCAATCCGCGGTGCGCAGCTTGGAAGCGATCGCGGTTTTGGTGCCTAGCCGATCCACGGCTTGCGCGATTGGGTTGGTGATGAGTTCAGGCATTGGGATCTGGGGCTTTACGCGAATTTGCTCATGGTATGATGGCGCGGTTCATGTCCGATTGGTATTGTTGAACGCCGTGATAATAAAATGTTTGTCGGGTTGGCGGAATGGCTGTGCCAAAGGTGTAATAACTGAGAGTCCTGCTCGTGGGACTATTCAACGAACCCGATGCATTGATCCCGTGAACGAACTGGGAATTGCCGTCGATGGCTGGTGTGGTCCCAACGTCCGTGCTACTACTCAATATGGATGAGCCATTCTTGTAGAGTGTGCGGCTTGATTGCCCGTTCTTCACTGCAAGATAAAATCCGGTGCGCGGCGATGCATCGGCAGCACTGATTTGAGAAGCAGCGTCGTCATAATACATGTAACAGTTGCCATCTATCCAACCCATGAGGAAATAGTTGACGAATCCGCCTGCTGCCGTGCTACCAATTATTCCGCCAACCTCCGCCTTGTTCGTCCGCACGTAAACACCCTGGTGAATATTGGTTGCCGTGCAATAGGCGCTTGACGCAACACCAGTGCCGAGGAACTTCGTAAGACCATCCCCAGTTAGCCCCGTCGTCTCACTGTAATCCGCCGCCACGAAAGCTGTGAACGTATCCGTCGTGTTTCCCAATGCGGAGCCACCAGGATACTTATTGATGAGCGGGCAAACGAGTGCGTTAGTCGTATTGCCAGCGTACGCCCCTGCTCTCGCAATTCGCTGGCGCAAATCATGTGTCTTGGTAAAGATGACAAGGCGCGTGGCTGCGTTATAGGAATGTGCGGATACCGTACCGCCGTTTGCCGGGACACGTATCTTGGCCCAGTTATAGGCGTCTGAATCCCAGGCGTTGAAAAATCCGAATGCTTGTGCGTTCAGATGGCAGACGAGTAGGAGAGCGAAGGATTTCATTTGTGCAGATTGCCAGCCATCGTACCGTGAACGAGTGAGTTGGTGAAGGCGCTCGTGATGAACTCGAAGTAGGAGACAGCGTTCGCGTTAGTATCCGCTATGGGCATATCTCCACCCGCCCAGCTAAAGGCTGCGTTGGTGAAAGTCAACGCCCATGTTCCGGTAGAATCCTGCTGCACTTCCAAATGAACCTTCTTCGGATAGGCTGGAATATTAGATGGTGCTGGCATTTGCGCTGTGTTGGTCAGGCTGAGCTTGAACCATGCATCACGCGTGTCGCCGAGCGAGAGGTCCATTGCAGTCAAATTAGTCCCACTGTAGGTAACTGTATTCCACGAGAGTGTTGAGTGGTTAGCCTGCATGTTCGTGCTTGCTCCGATGGCCCAGACGATGTCGGCAGTATCCTTGAAGTTCGGATTTGAGACGCTGGTGCCATTTTGATAAACACTCGTCCCGCCACCAGCCGCAGCCGCATAAGATGGATCGGCCCCACTGCCACCAGACGTCAGAACGTATCCAGATGTGCCTGGTGTCAAAGCAGCCCAACCACTTGCTCCGCGATATAGAATTGAACCGCGAGTACTTCCGATCCAGTCAAGAATCTGCGTTCCAGTTACTTCCTCCGGATCGCCTGAGCCTGCCGTGTTACGCCCGATGGCCCTAGCCGTGGCGCTAATGTTCTGCATCTTCGCATAAGTGACCGCGTCGTTAGCGATGGTGGCCGCTGTACCGGATGTCGTGACATCTCCCGTCAACGCCTGCACGTTGGCGGTCCAGTTTGACGTGCCGTTGAAGGCCCACTTCAACGTCGCCGTGTCCTGGATGTTCGCCTCCGGCGCGGTGTTCGTCGCGTTGATGTGGAGGGCGGGAACATTCTTGCCAGCGACCTTGACCGTCGTCGCGTTAATCACGGTCGTGTTGATGTTCGTGATCGTCGCCTGATCGATGTTCGTGGTCCACGTCGGCACGCCGTTGGAGATCACCATGATGAAGCCCTCCGGGCCTTTGGGCAGCCGCGTGAAGTTGGTGCCGTCGTACCAGAATAGATCGCCCGCCACGCCGGTGATGTTGCTCAGATCCTTGACCAGTGTCGGCAGCCGGTTCGACGAGACCGTCCCGCTCGTCAGGTCTGAGGCGCTGCGCGTGGCCAGGTCAGCCAGGCTGCTGCCGGTCTTGTCGATCTTGGACCACCCGATCGCCGCCGAGCTGCTCACCTGCGCGTCTGCGACTTGAGCATAGCTCTGGTCTCCGCGCAGGAAGGTAGTGCTGTTGGCCGTGCCGCTGCCGAGCCTTGCCGTGGCCACAGTGCCACTGGACAGGTCCGAAGCGCTGCGCGTGGCCAGGTCAGCCAGGCTGCTGCCGGTCTTGTCGATCTTCGACCAGCCGATTGCCGCGCCGGAGGCCACCTGCGCGTCGGCCACCTGCTTGTAGGTCTGATCGCCGCTCAGGAAAGTCGTGCTGTTGGCCGTGCCGCTGCCGAGCCGCGCCGTCGCCATTGTGCCGCTGGTGACCTTAGAAGCGCTGAGTGCCATTACATTGGCCGACGCGTTTGTGCCGGACAGGCCGAATGCAATCTCAGACGTGTCCTGGAAATTCAAAATCGGCGTGTTGGTTCCGTTGATGCTTGCCGAGCTGACATTGTATCCGTTACGAGTGAGTGAGGACGAAAAAGCGCCCCCGACAGCAGTAATCAACCCGATGCCTGAAAACGTCGCATTGCCAGTCGCGGCCTCCAGCGAGATTGTTGTTCCAAATCCGCCACTATGCAGATCAAGGCTCTTTGTCGAGTTGTTCCATTGAAGGCCAATGTCAAAGCCGATCGTGTTTGTGCCGGTTGAGAAAGGGATTCGATTGGCGAAGTAAGCCGCGCTTTGGCCGAAGTGGATTTGGCCTCCAGACTTGACGATGCCGCGACCGACGCCTATCGCGTCGCTGAGTGCGGCGGAGTTCGACGGCCAGAAATTCAGCGGCGCGACAACCTGGCCGTTTGTATCGGCACTGACGCTGCGGATCTGGGCAACGGCGCTGCAGGCGGTCTGCAGGAGGAAGAAACTGAACAGGAGGGAACGGAGAAAACCGAGGGTGCGCTTCTCTGCCTCTGTTCTCTCTGTTTGCTCCTGTTGAATTAGGTTCATGCTTCTCCTGGGATGGCGATGTCGAATTGTTCCATGCCAGCCGGGCCGATCAGGCGGATGGTGTGCCAGAGGCCGGTGTCGATGTTCTTGAGCTGGAGATAGCCGCTTTTGATCCGGAAGTTCTGGCCCACTTGCGTGATGGTCGGGGACACAAACTCCGGCGCTTCCATGAGTGTCGTGATGTCCGCTTCATCGGGGCTGTCCGGGACTGTGATGCGGAATTCGTCGCGCGGATTGTTCCCGACGCTGACCAGATAAACGCCTTGCTCGAGCTCCACGCTGATCTGGCCGTCGTCATCGGTGACGGTGCTCACGACGATGGCGGTGAGCACGCCGAGGGCGTCGGGCTGCGGATTGGACTCGGGCAGGAACCGCACGCGGACCTTGGCACGCAGGGCGTCCATGGCATCGCGGAATGTGCCGATCACTGTCATTTACGATTTCCCCGACACCGATGTCGGGGAGTTGGAGCGCGGCTCTGTGAGCCGCAGCGTTGTGGCTCGGTGGCGATGATGCTGCGGGTCACAGACCCGCGCTCCGGAGCAAATTCAGACGCCATCTTGGTCGCCTGGCTGGAACTGGTTGGCCTTCTCTTCCACCGATGGCTTTTGCGGTTGCACAATGTCACCGGATGAATCGCTCACGGCCGATTCGCCTTTGGCAACGCCTTTGAGGAATTTCTCCGCATCGTCGGCGGCGGGCTTGCGTTGGTCCTGGCTGGCGGTCTGGACGCGTTTGCAGAGTCGATAGATCGCGATGTCAACGGCGGCGTTGAGCACTTCGGGCGGCAGCCCAGCGGCATCGAGCGGGACTTGTTTGCCCACAAAGCCGCGCACGTAATCGGTCGTGCGCGCCAGAATGCCCGGCAACGGATCGGCCTGTGAATCGGCGACGATCTCGCGGTATTTTTCGACCTCGGCGTTATTCAGTTCGTCGAGGACTTGGGCGTCGGTGAGGAGGAGCCAAGCCATGCAGATTCAGAGTTCGGGTTTTTGCGGGAGCGCGGCTCTGTGAGCCGCAGCATGTCGGCGAGCGCGCTTGCTGCGGGTCACAGACCCGCGCTCCGTGAGTTCTTTAATTGTGCACCGACCAACTGATGCTGTTGGTGATGATGTTGGTGTTCGCCGTAACGATCGTGCCCAGGCGCCAATACAACACATTGTTCAACGTCGCGGGCGGGAAGTTCGTGAACGCGATGTAGTTGGTCCCGACCGCCACCAGGTTTACCGTGAGGCTGAAGGGCGTGGCGGAGGCCCAATTGGTATTGTCGTTGGACACCTCGAAGTTGAGCGTGGCCACGTTGGTGACCGCAGCCGGTTTCAACTGTGCCAGAATTCCCAAGCCGCGATCTTTGCGCACGAGCACACCGGTCGAGTTGACGGTGTAGGTCGTGGCCGCGGCCAGCGGGCTGGTGGTCGTGATGGTGCCGCCGGTGGTGGGATTGACTTGCGCGTGCACGGGCAGCGGGTCCGGCACGAACGGGAGCAACGCGAGCAATGCAAGCGCTGAGACAATCAGCAGCACGATCGGATTTCTGAGGAGTGTTTTCATGTGGTCGTTTGATTTGGTTGGTCTGCCCCGACATACGATGTCGGGGCAGCACCTTGTTAGCTGAGGTCGATCCGCTTCGCGGCGATGGTGCTGGTTTGTGCGATGTGTTCGCTCCAATCGATCACGTGCGCGTCGTAGAAGCCCGAGGGCGCCATCCACGAACGCACCGATTGCACTCCACCCGGCCCGACGGTGAAGTTCTTGAATGCGCTCGGATCGTACTGCGTGGGACTGGGCAGGGCGTAGGTGACGAGCACCTGGCCGGCCAACAAACGCGCTTTGCTCTTCGCCTGGCCAAGGGCCGCGGCGTTGTAGGTAATGGCGTAAGCGGCCACGTCCACCGGAATAGCCAGGATACTGATGAGCTGTTCGAGTGTGATGCCGCCGACCTGCACGCCCACTGCGCGGGCTTTGGTCTTGGGATGATTGCGCAGCGTGCGCCAGGCCGTGAGGCTCATGGTGACCTTGATCCCTTCAGTACTGCCGCAAGCGGTCGCCAGGTCATCGATGATCTTGTCGAGCTGATCGATCGGATCAACGTCCGGATTGCTCCAGACACCGATCGGCGCGGCTTCGGCCGTGAGCGCCGCGAGCACGATGTCGCACACATTGCGGACATGGCTGAGCGCGGTGACGTTGAGGAGGGCGCGGATTTTCCCTTCATCAAGCAACTGTTGGCTGACCGGGTTGTCTGGGCCGGCCTGGTTGCGTTCTTCCTTATCGACGGTGACTTCCAGCGCCTGCGGTTTGCAGTTGTAAAACGCGTCAGTGGCCGTGAACTCGATGCGTTTGGCTTCGCCGCCCAGAGCGCGTGCGGTGGCGTAGGTTTGGAAGGAATTGAGGTCGTCGAACTTTTTGTATTGGCCGGTCGAGCCGCCCACGGTGACGGTGGGGGCGAGCCGCTCGGCCAGTTCCATCGTCCGGCGCAGATCGTTCATGTGCCCCTGCGCGAACGTGGTGAGCTGCTGATTCATTGTTGCGGTAGCTTCTCGTGGCATAATTATTTGTTGGTTGCTGGTTGCGTGTTGCTGGTGGGGGTTACGGCAGGATCATGGGGGCAAATGTCGCCGCTTCGAACAGATCGCCGGCCGCGGCGGCTTCGAGGGCCACGCCCACAACTACGCGCGCGGTGCCGGCTCCTTCATCGGCCACGACAGTGCCGTCGTTCTTTTGCTCGAGCCGATCGAATTGCGAGATCGCGCCGCCGGCTTTGAGCCGGACCGCGCCCGGTAATGCGCCGAGGATGCCGACGCTGGAGTTTTTCGCCGCCGCCGCGGCGTCGAGGATGACGCCAAAGGCCGGGACGGTTTTTGAATCGTTGAGCGCATGGACGCCGGCAGCGGCCTTGATCAGGTAGCCTTGCTTGTCGGCGTAATTGACGCCCGTGACGGGCACGACCGCGTCTTGTCTTGTGAATAGTGCAGAGCCCATAATCGTTTTGTTGGTTACTGGTTGCGGGTTGTTAGTTGGCTGGAATGCCGAACAGCTCCGGTTTGTCGCGGCGGATGGCGTTCCAAGCATCGTCGTAAGAGCAGCGGTTGCGGAGTTGATACTCGCGCACGGCGCTTTCGCGTTCCTTGGCGGTCTTGGCTTCCTCCGGTTGAGTCGAGTCCCCAGGCGGTTTGCTATCGGCGCGATTGAGCAGCGCCTTGTCGGCTTTGTTCTTGTCGCTCGCCATTCCGGGTTTGGCCACGACGTCTTTGAGGAAGGCGACGCGCTCCTCGCGATTCTTCATCGCGGCGAGCACCGGCTTGAGCCTGGCGCGTTTGCCGTCCTCTTTGATCCCGTGCGTGTCGAGATCGGCATCGATCTGCGCAGCGAGGAGTTCGCCGTTGGTTTTCTCCAACTCGGTGACTCGGTTTTTGAGCGGGATCACTTCGGCTTTAAGGCCGTCCCGTTCGGTGATGAGCTTTGTCAGTTCCGCGAGGACGGCGTCGTCGCTGGCCTCGGCGGACAGACCCAGTCTTGTGGCTACACTGTTCATGGTTCCTTTCGGTTTGTTGTGTCGGGGTGACTGCGTCCTGTCGGGGGCTGGTGGCCCGTCCGGCGAGGACCGATTGCTGAGAGGCACCATGCCTCTCAAATTGGGTGTGTTCGTGAGTCCGGCGCTGTCCAGGCGCAATGGCCGGAGCCGATCTTTGCCGAGCGATTCGGTATCCCGCGGGAGCCAGACCGGTGAGAGAAACCGATAGCGTTTGTTCTTCACCGCGGCTTCGCCAAGGTCGGTCCATTCGACCCGGCCCCAGAGACCGTCCTCGCGTTTCTGGACTTCAGCGAGCCAACCAAACGCTTCGCTGCTCCGGTCCAGCTCGTAGCTCCAATGTTCCTGGTCGATCAGGAGTTTGGGTCGGAAATTGTTTACCATCGCTTCGAGCGCACGATCGTCCAGGATCTGGATGCGCGTGGTCACTTTGCCGGCCGTGTTCTTTTCCCGGAGCGGATACTCGCCAAGTGGAACCAGGTGATACCAATTGTCGGCCGGGAGCGACCCATCGCGGTTGAGTAGTGGCGTGAGATTATTCATTATGCTCCTTTCTCTGCGTTGATCGGACTTAACGCGGAGGCGCGGAGAACGCGGAGTTGCGCGGAGTGGGTCATATCAGAGTTGTTTTCTTGCGCAGTTCATCGACCACAGCGCCGGTCATGGCGTCGGCCATCATTTCCTGGAGCGCTTGCGCGTACTCGGGCCGGGCGCGGACCTGGTCGGCCAAATCCGGCACGTCTTTGAGGAGTTGCTGCAGCTCGCGTTGGAGTTGGGCGGGATCATCGATCTGCAGCAGGGTATCCAGACGCTGCAGGATGGGTTGCAGACTGGTTGCGCGGGCGCGGAAAACTTTTTGGAGCGCGGGTCTGCTCACAGAGCCGCGCTCCGCTCGGTTGCGTAGTCCCAGTGTTGCAGGCGAGTCGCCTGCAACGGCGGGCGGGTCGCCCGCGCTACCCAAGAGGATCTGCGGCTTCAGCTCGAGGGTGTAACCGGTCTTCTCGGATAATTCCGCAGCATCGCGTTGATAGCCGGCCTGGGCAAGCGTGAGGGTGTTGTCCGCTTCCTCTTTCACGTCCGCTTCGTCGCGCGGACGCAGATGGAAGTACGCCAGCGCCGGTTCGCCCGAATGCTCGCGCGCCAGGATATCGGCGTCGAATTGGGCCTGGAACACTTCGTTGATCTCGGCGGCTTCGCCTTCGGCGATGTCGTCGAACGTGTCTTCGTGCGCGCCGCCGGCCAATGTGCCGCTGCCGCTCTCAGTGAGCATCGTCAGCTTGCCGCCTGTGCCGGCCAGCACCAGCTCTTCGTCCTGGTAGCGGATATGGTCGCGGAACGGATTGATGCCGCGCGGTTGATCGTTGGGCTTGTAATCGCTGCCGGCCGGCAACGCGCCGCTGCCGCCGCTGGCGATACGGGAAGCGGCATCTTCGTAATCTTTTTCTTTGCCTTGCTGGATGTTGCCGGGCATCACGACCACGCCGCTGGGGATCCCATAGATCTCGATGAAGGCGTCCCAGTCTTTTTGGGAGAGGTTCTTGCGCAGGTAACAGAACAGTCCGATCTCGTCGATGGGCATGTCGCACTCGCGAATGATGAAGCCGGCCGGGTCGATGACCTGGCCTTTAAGCACGTCGAATGTGACCTGGCGACTGTCCTTGTTGTACGCCCATGGCCCGTAAAGGCCGTCGCGGACCCAGGTCCATTGATCGAGCGGCTCGAGGTGCATCACGTCGCCGTCCGGGCTGCGCTGCTTTTGGAGGTGGCTGAAGCCGCGGAACTCGGCCAGGGCAAGAAACGCGATCGCGCCACGGAGGTTGTCCAGGGCATCGTAGGCGGCGCGGAGGGTTTGTTTCTGGGCATCGGCCTGGGCCTGGGTGGCGCCGGGGGGCAGCTCGGCCACGGTCTTGATGTCCCAATCCAGCTTTTGCAGGGCGGCCCGGCGCCGGATGATCAGGGCGCGGTGGGTCGCGTTGCGTTTCTCGACAAGGCGGAAAAGCCATTGGAGATCAGCGAATTCACCGCGTTGGCCGGCTTCCAGGAGGCTCACCGAGCGGGCGACGGTCAGGCCGCGGAGCGGGTTGTACCATTCGCGCCACCGGTTTGTTCCCCGGACCAGCCGCTCCATATCCACTGCGGTGCCGGGCAAAGCGGCCTGGACGCGGTTCAGGAGCGGCCAGGCGGCGCTGACCAGGGCGGTGCGGAGGTTGCGGAAAAGGGTCATAAAGGTGCTTCCGGCATCTTGCCGGAAGAAGAATTGAGTGCAGCCCCGACATCCGATGTCGGGGCAGCACCTTGGGGGTGCGGGCTCAAGGGCGGGGGGCTATGGTCATCCGTCCTTAGCGTAAGAATGCCTGTAAAGGCCGTGCCGCGCGCAAATTTAGCCCTTCCCGTCGAGCCTGTGACCAAGGAATCGGATATGGGCGGGTGGTCCTTTTTCCAGCGCCTGGTCCGGCACAAGTTCCCGCAAAATGCGGCTCCCGGAGTTTTTGGAATGAATCGATGGCCGCATTCGACGCAGTTCCTTGGGCCTGGGCGGAACTGGCGCGGCCGTCTCAGGGTCCATGCTTGGACCCGGCAATCATCCGAGCAAAATCGTTTTGTCGCGCGCTTCGGCGTGAAGGCCGTTCCGCAGACCGGGCATGGGATCGGTTGCTTCATCCCGCCAAACTCCTTTCACGGCGCTCGGCGAGCACCTGGTTGCGATGGCTGTCCGGCACGATGATCCGGCCGATCGCCGACGGGAAACTGCCGGCATGAACGCATAGCGCCAGGCCGTTGGTCCGATCGGCGTGGCCATCCTCGGATTGCGGCGCGCGATAGGTGACGCTGCCCGCCGCGGTAACGACCCGCTGCATGCTGTGCAGGTCTTCACGCACCAGGCGGTTGATCGGGATCCGAAGCTTGCGGCTCTCGAAGGCCATCTTGAGTTTGGGGAAAATCTGCAGCTTGAATTGGTTGGTCATCACGCACAGCTCGATCTTGCCGAACAGGTCCGCATCCGGTTTCCATTCGCCGAATTCCTTGACCAGGTAATCGCCCATACCGATGCCCGGCCCGGTATAATCGAGCGCAACACGCCGCGCTTTGCGGATGCGCGGGCGGAGGTTGTCGATCTGGTCCGGGGTGCTCATGTTTTGCAGCTCGAGCACTTCGCGTGTGGCCTGCACGTCGCCGATCATTTCGGCAGCCCAGGAGACGGTGAGGTTTTTCTTGCGGCCGTAATCGATGCCCAGGTCAACCGGGAAAGGCGTGGTCGATTCCCAAAATTCGGCTGGCGCGGCCGTGTGCGCCTCCGGACTTTCGCACAGGGCAATCAGGTCATAGGGCAACAGAACCGAAGCGGCATCGAGGAATTGACATTCGAATTCCTGCGCCCAGCCGTCGGGATCATTGAGCGCTTCCTTGAGCTCCTCGATATTGACGGGCAAGCCTTCCTGCACGGCGCGATAAATATCCACGTAATGACAGCTCCATTTGGCTTTGGGCTGTTGATAGTTCTTGCTCCAGAGTTCATGGAACTTGTTGCCGATGCCGTTCGGGGTCGAGATGAGCCGGACCCGTTTGACCCCGCCGCGGAGCGGGTTGGTGATGCTGGGCAGGATCGCGCGCCAGGTGGCATCCGGATTTTCGAAGAAGGCAAATTCGGTGAGCAAAATGTTAGCGGAGAAACCGCGCACGGTGTCGGGCTTGCCGGGCACGGCAATGACGCGCGAACCGTGCGGGAAAATGATGGTGCCGGATTTGAGCAGGGCCTCGGCGCTCTTGGTTTCGCGTTCTTCGAGCACATCGGCAATGGTCAGTTTGTAGGCTTCAGCCCAGTCTTTCCATTTGTTGAGTGACTCGAGGGCCTGGCGTTCGGAGGGGGCGCCGATGAGCCAATCGACTTTGTTGTTGTCCAGCTCGTGCTGGACGCAATCGCGGATGCCTTCTTCGCCGCTGGAGAAGTCTTTGCCGACCTGGCGGCTCATGAGGCCGATCTTCCAGCGGGCATCGTCATCGGCCCAGGAGCGCTGGTAGGGCAGAAGCAGACCCCGACATCCGATGATGTCGGGGCGCTCCGGAGCGGGACCGGCGGGGCCGGCATTGGGGCTGTGCGCATCAGCCTTTCTGCCGGTCCCACCGTCAGTGTCGCTTGTTGAAAATGTGTCCATTAGCTCATGCCGAAGATGGCGCGCAGGCGATGTTGTTTCTCTTCGGGCGAAAGTGCCTTGTCGCTGATGGTCACCTCGGCTTCCTCGGCCTGCCTGGCTTTCTGTTCCAGTATCGCCACACGGCGTTCTTCCAGGTGCCGGTCGGCGCGTTGCTCCTGCACTTTCAGATAGGTCATCACCGGGGTCATGGCTTTGGTGGCGACCTTGAGCAGTTCCGGGTTGGCTGTGGCCTGCAGGCTCAGTTGCATGATCAAGACCCGATGCAGTTTGATCAGCGTCTCCACTTCCGGCGGCGCGTCCTTGGCGAATTGTTTCTCGACCCGTTTCACGGCCTGAGCGCCCGTAGCGATCTTCTCCAGGACGCGGTCCTGAAGGCGTTGTTGCTGGCGTTTCTCCCACCAGTCCGACAGCAGCGAGGGCGAGACTGAGAGCGAGTAAAGATTCTGCAAGCGGGCGCGGGCATCGTCCAGGGTGAGGTTGTCGGCGAACCAGCGCTCCAGCTCCGCGCTGTACGGATCGAGCTTGGATTTTTTCTGTTTGCGCATTCACTGAGGCTTTACGCGAAGGGTCGCGAATGGCCGCGGATTTCCCAGATTCGCGTTCCTTAGCGTTAATTCGCGTAAAAAGTTCACAGTTGCTTGGCTTTGTGCTGGCCCTTGGGCGTCAGGGTCCAGCTCTGGTCTTTGGTCATTGAATCTTCGGTGCCGTGGATCCATCCGTTCAGCGATTGCTCGCGGATCGCCGCGTTGATGTCCCCTTCGGGCGGCGGACTCGGTTGCATGGCGGCGCGCACGGCCTGGAGCAACGCTGCGTCCGGCAGCGGCACGCCATCGGCCGCTTCCAACGCGCGCAGGATGAATTGTTTGATCTCGGATTTGCGGCTCATGCGGGGGCTTTACGCGAATTATCGCGAATTTCCGCGACCGGTCCTAATTGGTCTTCATTCGCGTGAATTCGCATAAAAAAGTCCGGAGTGAAAGTTCATGGGGTGTGATGGTTTGAGCGGCTCATTTGGGCGGTGTCATGGGCGATCCGGGCGGCTTGCTTCAGGTTCAGCAGACTTTGCTTGTGCAATACTGCCCGGCTGATGGCGCCGAACATTTGTTCGCCATCCCGATCGTCGCGGCCTTTGACCAGGTACCCGGAGGCGCCTTCAAGGATATGCTGGGCCACGGCGCCGGGTCCGTCCCGTCCGGTGATGATCACGATCGAGGCCGCGCGCGTGATGGTGGAAAAGGTCTTGAGTGTCTCGCTCCACTTCGAGTCCGGCAAAGATAGATCCAGCAGGATGCACCAGTAACTTTTGCTGAGGGCTTCGTTGATCCCTTCGGCGAGCGTGCCGACTGCGTCCATGATACAGAACGGCGCCAGGCGCTCCTGCAATGCCTCGCGGTAAAGCGGGTCGTCTTCGATCAGTAAAACGCGTTCTCTCATTTGCGCCGGCTCATCTCGATGCGGGTCAAATGCACGAGCACTTCGCTGATGCGGGTATGGAGTTTCTCCGCCCGCGCCTCGGCGGCGGCATTGGTAATTTCCTTGTCGTGCGCGAGCTCGCGCCGAACCTCGACAACCGATTCGCGCAGCTCGCCGGCCAGCCCATCGACTTCCTCGCGCACCTCCTTCCATTCGCTGCGGGTGACGTAATCGCCTTTGACCTGGTACGTGTCCCGTGGCGGCGGGTGTTCTTTGAACCGATCGAGCAGGCGCATGACCTGGTTGATGCCCATGACGACCCCGACCAGGCATCCGAGCCAGCCAGCCAATTCCAGTGGTGTGGGTGTGGGCATTCAAACGGGTAGCGATTCGCGTTCCTTAGCGGTAATTCGCGTAAAAAGGTCCCCTCCGCCAGTGATGTTCTCACCCCATTTCCGGCGGAGTCGCGTTGCGCTTTGGGAAATCATTCGATTTGCCATTCCGGGCCTTTGAACTGGCCATCGGCGCGGGTCTTCAACGATTGATAACGGCTCAAGACGCGCTTTTGTTCCTCGATGCTGATCTCACCCCTGAGCCTGAGCCGCTCCACTTCCGGGATGAGCGCTTCGACCAGGGCGAGGCCGGCGTTAAGGGCCTGGATTATTATTTGCGGGGCCATATTTTGTGAGGTGCGCGGTGGCTTCAGCGAGCGCCTGGCGTATGACGCGCAGCGCGTCATTCAACGCGGTGCGGTTGTCCGGAGTCGGGCTGGCGGCATACGCCTCGCGCAGGCGCGTGGCGGCATCGGTCCATTCTTCGGCGTGGCGCCGGATGTTGTCGGCGGCTTGTCTGATCTCCGGGATCGCGGCCAGTGCTGCGCGATTGTTCCGTTCCCAGCTCACGAACACTTTGAACAGGTCGTAACCGGTGACGATGGATTGGTCCGCTTCGAACAGGAGCTTGGCTGCGGTGGGATCTGTGGTGAGCCCTTTGTCGCCGAGGTACGGGCTGGGATTGTCCGGCGTGCCTTTGCTCAACGTGCCGCAACTGGTGATGCACAGGAGCACACTGAGGGAACAGAGGTGGAACCATCGTCGGTTAACTCCGGTTCCTCCGCTTCCTCCTGTTAAAAAAGTTGGGCTCATTTTGTTTGATCGGTTGCAGGCAGTGTGGCTTGGATGGCTTCAATGTGTTCGTGCACGTGTTCCAGTGCTTTGTCGGTCTTCGTCACGCCCATGCGCAGGAAGGTGAGCCCGAGGAAACCGAACATGCCCATGATTTCTTCACTGGGGTTTTTGCCGGTGAATTGGCAGAGGGCCAGGTAACCGATCGCGGCGCCGGCGACCAGGTAGGTCTTTTTGCCGGAGAAGAATTGGAGCACTTCGTTCATGGGCAGACTTTTTTACGCGAATTGACGCCAATGAACGCCAATTGGGGGGGAGGTTAATTCGCGATAATTCGCGTAAAGCCTCGGTTTGAGAACAGCGGGCTCGGACAGGGGCGGATCGGTTGGAGAGCGCCTGTCCGAGCCGCATGCCCCGGTAGGAGTGGTCGGGGCGGACCCCTTGTTGGGGAAAGTGGATTTGGTCTCAGCCAACATGCGAGACTAGTCTCGCACGGGGTAAAATCCGACCGGCGGGAATTGCTCCTCGGACGCTGCGGCGCCTCTATTTAGAGGAGGTAACCGAGGGGCGATAAAATTTCATCGCGGTTGAAATCTTGCGGCCCATGAGCGAGGGGGAAATGGGTGAGGCGATTGTCGGGCAGCTCGTCGCTGTGGAGAATCACCTTGGAGCCGTCACGGTGTTGGACGGTGATGGTCCAGAGGTGCGGCGCGAGGCGCGGCCGGTAAACGCGGCCGTGCGGCTCAGGCTGGAATGGCAAGGCGGCGCGTTCCAGCCGGCGCCGCGCTTTGGCGCGCACCTGATTTGCCCTCCAACGATAGCGCGCTGAACGGTATGCGTTTGTCGATCTCACCGGCGTTCGTCTAATCCAATGTTCGGGGCTTACAGGTCTCCATCGTCGAGGCTGCGCAATCCGTGTTCGGTCAGCCACGTTTTGCTCTTACGCCGCAGTTCGATTGGCAGATTGAGCGCACCCGTGATGGCTTTATGGACTGCGCCCCAAAATACTTCTGGGTCTGCTGGCATCTCTCTTTCATTCCACTTTCGGAACATTGCTCGTATCCGTTCTTCGTCCAAGGACATCAGCGCCTGATCACGTTCACGGTTAAATTCCGCGAGTTCTCGGCTGAGCCTTTCCGCTTCCGACGTTCGCCCCGAACCATGCGCTCCAGCGAACCCGGCTTCTGCGGTTTGTTTATTGTCCATGATGTTCAGGTTTGCCCAACGTCCCGGTGGCCGGGTCGCTGAGCTTTGCGTTATGTGGCTCGATCTCGTAGTCATTCACACCAAAACTGTTGTCCGTGATCGCTTCGTGAGATACCCAGTAATCCCAGTTGAATCTCCTGCTGTTCCGATCACCAATGGCCCGAATGATAAGCACGTCTCCTGGCTCACAGCAGTAGCCGCCGATTCCATCCTCGGTCAGTCCATTGTGACAGGCCACTTTCGCCCTCACCTTTTGGCCCGCCCACATAACACTGCGCTGCAGGCGACGGCGGGGAGCCGGTTGGGTTAATGCCGTTGCTCTTCTGGTCGTTCATTTGTCAGTTGCCCGCCGCGCCTGAGCTTGGTCGTTCGGTGACTCTGGTTCTTCACACTCTTTGAGCAGAGCCACCATTTGCTCGCGAGAAACGTTTGGAGCACGACTATGGAAGTATCGCCAGAATTTCTCGGGGTCGTGCTTGTGAGCTTCGATAGGATGCGCGTTGCAGAACATTTGCCACGCGATGTCTTTGCATTGGTCTTTACTTTCGTGTCCGGTCAGAGCGATGCCCGTGAGCGGACAATTCGGTAGACCGACCGGCGAGGAGCCGGTTGGTTCCACTTGCGAAGTCAGTTGTTCGCCGTCGGTCATGTCAGCCGTTCGGGCGCTTAAGTTCTTCTGGTCGGCATCGGCGAGCGGATTCTATTAGGAGTCGCCACGGTATTTTGATGTGCGATACGTGCCTCTTTTTCCCGTTATCATCTTTACACCAGTGGATGATTTCGATTTTGCCGCGCCGCTCATAGTACCACGTCGTATCTTTCTGCACCAGTATTCGAGTTCCGCTGGGCCGCGCCCGAACCATGCGCTGCACCGAACCGCTATTCGCTTTCCGGTTGGACTTGGAGTCAGAGGTTTTCATTGTCGCGGTGGGCGGTCGGTGAGCTTGGGTCGTTCGGCGGCTTCGCCTTTTTGATGGTGACGACCACTCGAAAATCCGTCCCGGTGTATTCCACCCGATTGAGTTTTTGCGTTCTCAGTTCTTTCACGAGGCACGACGCTAAGAACATGGGCATTGTAAACGGCTCGTCTTCCGATGCGTCCTCAATGGCCTTTGCAATCTCGACGCGCGACATCCGCCGCCGAACAATCTCACTGGAGCCAACCGGGATAGCCGTTTCAGTAGTGCCGTTGCTCGCTGGTTCGTCCATATCAGTTGGCCGGTGGCTCAGTTCGGGCGTTCGGCTTCGCTCGTTTTGCTTTTACGGGACCGATGCAAACGATGCTGGTTCCCTTTGCGTCTGGATACTCTTCACGGAATTTCTTGCGAGCGGCCTTCTCATCGACCGCTTCACATGTGTCGGCCAGATGATAGACCACTCGGTGCAGTTTTCGCGGGAAGCGGAAGTCATTTTTAGATTCAATGAACATCTGCCGACCGTGCCACTGCCACACGAACAGACCGGCGCCAGCCGAACAATCCGGCTGGAGCAATCCTCGGGATTGCGGTTTAGTTGATGGTTTCTTGCTCACAAATCTTTTGCCGGTTTGCCCGGTCGCTCATCGTCTTGATTGTCAATATATTTTCATGTTTCTTTGCGTGTCCGCCGAACTGATCCGGAGCGTTCTGCCGACTCGGGCGTTCCGGGCATCTTCGGGATTGTTCAAGCCGGGCTTCGAGTTTTCTTATCGGGTCGGTTTTCATCGCCGTTCCGGTGCCTCAGCTTGGGCGTTCGGTGCTTATCAGGTTTGCTCGGCATAATTCAATGGCGAAGCGTTCGATGGCTTCAGGGTTGGGGAAGATTTTACGGAGCTTGCCCCGATGGAGCAGGTCAACGGCCCGATCGACGTTGATCGTCGGGCCGCCGGTCATCAAGCCGTACTGCCGCGCTGCATCCAGTACGAGGCAACCATGTGCAGCGTCCACTGCGTCTTGCCATTCTGCTGGTGTCTTTGGCCATCGGTGTTTCACAGGAGCAAAACGGATTTACGATTGGGGTATCGGCCTTCACTTCGCTGGCCAAAGATGCTTTTTGTCTGAGTCAGTCAGCTCGATATAGGCAAAATCGTTGTTGATGATCCGCCAGACGCCTGTGACGTGATGCTTTTTCGGATCGAAAATTTCGCCGTAATCATAGGCTTGAACGGTGCGCTGGGCGCCGAGCACGGATGCGTATTGATAGCGTCCAATCGGCACTGCGAAGACGGAGATTGAGGCGTTATCGAGCAGCGAATCCTGGTCTGGATGGCGCTTGAGCATGACGGTTTCATCCCCTGATCTGAGCAGCAAACCATCCTTGAGCACTTGTCGCACTCTGCCTGTGATCTGAGTGAAGGCTCGTGCCTCTGAAAACTCGCGTTCTCTCTGGCCTGCGATTGCCAGGCTCAGATCGTAGAGGTCCCCGTCGACGATACGCAGTGGTGTTACCGGTCCAAAATCTTCAGGCATCCGGTAAAAGGAGCTGCCTGGAATCTGGGTGACTTTGCGCGCCGCCTCTTTTATTGCCGCTTCATCTAGAGCAACTTTTTGGCGTTCGCGAATTCGGCGCCACTCCTCCGGTGTATGACTCTCTGCAGCGGCGGCCGTTGCAGCCTCTTGACGCATCTCGGCTTGTTTTTCGGTGCCTGGCCTATTCCGGTAACGCTGCGCAGTTTGAATCTGGGCCGGCGTCTGGCTCTGGGTTTGGATCGTGGCCGTGAGGATCACGGCCATCAGTATGATTGTCTTCATTCTTAGAATCAGCAGGTTTTGTGCTTTTCGCATCGTTCAAAATGTAGGCGCCAGTCTGTTGCACTGTTGCGAGGTTCGCGCATTTGTTGGCCCGTGCATGGGGACTGTTTTCAATTCTGGGAAGGGTTGTCGCCACTGGGGAAATTGGAACTGGTAGCACAGCTTGAGGAAGAGGTGGTTCATATCAAAGCTTCCGTTTTTGCGGAGCTTTGCGACTCAAAATCAGCTTCTTGGCTTCAGTCACTTGATCCGAGCCGCGCACGACTGAACTAGGGACAGAGCCGTAGCGGATCGGCGCCTGCTTAAGCTCCAACGGGATATCCACACCCAGTCTTTCGAGCTTTTCGAAAATGGCGTCACGAATGAACTGGGATTTGTTGGCAATGTGATTGCGGCGCAAGCCTTCGTTTAGACGGCGCTCAAACTCCTCATCGACAGGAAATGCGATCAACTTCTGGCCCTCAGCTCTTTTATTCGGCACTCATGGTGTATAGACTGGTTTTCTCCGTTTTGCAACTTTGAAAAATTCCTTAACTTTTTGTTGACTCAAAGCTAGAGTGAAGCTATACACCAATCATGCCAGCGAGATCGGGCACAGGCAGGACGCGGAAACGAAAACTGATGACCATCTGGGTCGCACAGGAGGCTTTCCCTTACATCGATCTGGGCGTGCGGATCGAAGACGTTGACCGCTCGAAATTTGTTCGGCGGGCGGTGCGCGAGAAACTCGCACGCATGGGAATCAAGATGACTCCGGCTGCTGCGGATTGACCTATGTATCACCTGATCACAAGGGGAGAAAGGGAAAGGGGCGTGATGAAGATAATCCTCAGCGCCTCTGAACGCCGTGACTTGCTTAGTCTAGGTCTTTCTGAAGGGGCGCGATGAACGGCGGTTTGTCAGCTCGCGGGTTGCGGCGCGCGTATGAGCGCGGGCGCGGGCTCGCGCGCCGGATCTCCCAGGCCAATATCGATCGGATGAAGCAGAACGTCGTGGCCGAACTGCGCAAGGATCGCGCGGCGAAGAAGAACTGGCGCGGGTCGCGCTGATCCCAATCGGAAATCGTGAATCGTAAATCGAAAATGGAATTTGGCTGGGGTAAGGAGTCGGTGATAAACCGGTCGTGCGAGTCCTTGGCCGCGTCGCGGGCCAACTCACGGCGCAGTCAAGATTTCACTGGACTTTCTCCCAGCCCAATTCGTTTTGCCCCCCAACCGAAGCGCCCTGGCGAGCCACGTTCCGCGCGGCCTCACGCCGCGCGTAACGGGAGGCTTTACGCGAATTTCGCGAATTATCGCGAAGGGCCCCGATTCGCGTTCATTGGCGTCAATTCGCGTAAAAAATACGGCGCAATGACTTTCGCGATTCCAGGCGCGTGCGACACGGTGCTCGATGGCAAGCCGGAGTTCTTTTTGAGCGCCGCGCTGGGCGTGCTCAGGCTTAGGCCATGCACGCGCGAAGGCCTTGAGGTGGCTCTGCCAGCCACGCGTGGCTTTGGTGTGTTGTTCGGCAGTCGGGCGGACAAAGTGAAGCAGTTGGCCGTCAAGTTTTTTTCGTTCAACTGATGAATTGCCCCAGCCAGGACTCAGCGCGCGGGTATCAACGGCTCTGCGCCAGCTTGCGCGCTGAGTTTCTCCGCTTCGACCTGGGCAAACGTCAGCATATCCTGGCTGAGACGTTGCTGGAATTGTCTTTTGGCTGGGGTAACCCGAGCGTGCTCATCCCTACCTGGGAGGTGTTGGCGGAGCTGACCGGGCTGACGGCGCCGAACATCCATACCAGCCTGACGGATCTGCGCGAGATGCGGATCGTGCGGGTCAAAAAGGCCGATCGCGGTCTGGAGTTCAGTCTCCAGCCCAATTCGGATAATTGGCAGTGTCGGCCGCGTCAGTCCCGCGCGCAGATTGAGCAAGCACTCGAGCTGGTGCGCCGATTCAATCCGCCCACAAATCAACCCACCGCTAACCCATCCCAGGACGGGAACGGCGATTCAGTGCTTTCTGTGGATTTCGTTTTCCCGCCCCAGGCGAAGTGCTCATGAACACCATTGTCCTGTTGCTCTTGGCGCTGCTGACAATCGCGATCAGTTCGATCTTGTTTGGCTTGATCCGGTTTTTCCGGCGCGTCTTGCCGCGCCGCTGGCAAGATGCCGATTACGTCCCGCTCCTTTCCATCCTGGAGCCTATGCCCGATGAGCAAGCGGCCACGGCGCTGCAAAGGTTATGGCGCCATCCGGGGCCGATCAAAGCCGACAAGCTGCCGCCAGGTGAGCTGGGGCGCTTGCTCTGCATCAAACGGCCGCGCTGCGTGGAGCGCTTTGGGAAATCAGATTTTAGGGAAGCGGCCGCGCTGGAAGGCGGGCCGGTCCGGGGCAATTGGCTTGTATGAAATTCCAACCAGCAACAAAACCAACAAACTGATTTAATGCCTTTCGATTCAAAACAATCTGCTGCGAAAACGAGTCTCAGCCTTTTTGATTAAGATGACCATTGAGCGACCAATTCAACGCACTCTGGATCTCCGCGCGGCGGATGGGTCGCGCCTGGCGTTCCTCAGGCCGATGCTCGGGATCGAGTCTGTCAAAGCGGTCCTCGATGTGAGCGAGGATGAGGTGCTCGAGTTGCTTGCTGGTGGGGCGCTGCGCTGGGGGTGGGATCTAAAGGCCGAAGGTGGCGGGGCGCGCAGTTTCGTCCGGGTCTGGAGCAGATCGGTGACGTGTTACTTGCATCCGGGACATCAGCCGGCTGAGCCGGAGGAGATCGAGGATGTGATCGGGCTGCTGCTGTCCGCGGAGCGCGGCTCCGTGAGCCGCAGCGCGGTGGCTGGCGACATTGCTGCGGGTCACAGACCCGCGCTCCAATCAGGCAGTGTCCCTGCAATAGCGCTGCAACGAATTTTCAACGCCAGTTCCGGGCATGTGCTCAATCTGATCCGGGCCGATGCCCTCGAGTTGACCAAAAGTAGTCAATGGCGACGCGGGCCGGGCGGATCGCCGGAGGTGACCAGGGCAAGCGTGGTGGAGCTGCTCAAGGCGAGGAGGATTTTATGAGCGAGCAGTTTTCAGTGATCAGTAGTCGGTTGGCCAGGCTCGGGGTGATGCCAGATGAGGAAAATGTGCTGCGACCGGAGGTGGCGCAGAGATTGGTCCGCTACGGGCTGCGTCATGGGTTGTTGCGGCGTCGCGGTTTGTTCAGCCAGCAACCCACCCTAGCCCCCTCCGAGGAGGAGGGGAATTGGAGAGAGGAGTTTTATGAACCCTGACAAAGAGAAAGAGGAAGCCGCTGTGCACTCAGGAAAACGTCCGCCAGACGATGACTCCGAGACCAAGCAGCATCCCCCTCAACAACTTGAACGTAGCCGTTCACCGGAGAATTGCAAGAACCGAGCCGTGATGGATGCGGTCGAGACTGTGGAGATCGCAACCCGCCTGGAGGAGATGTTTCACGACGCCCAGATGGGGCTCTGCCGCTTCATCGCCTTCGGCCTGTACGCCTACGAGGTCAAAGAGCTCAGGCTCAACCACGGCCAGTTTGGCGAGTGGATCAAGCAGCATTGTCAGCGTATCCCGTGGCGCACAGCCAATCATTATATGGCTCTGACCAAGGGACTTCTGTATGCGTGCGGCTGCAAAATCGAGGACTATATCCAAATTCGCAAACGTTGCGAATTTGACCACGGCGGGGAGTTGATCCTCAAGGACCCCTCTGAGCTTCCCGATTCAGCGCAGCCGCTCGCAATCAAGATGCGAGCGATGGTCGAGGGCAAGACGGCGCGCCAGTTGTTCCTGGAATTCAAGACGGCCGAGGATGTGAACGGTGAGCTGATGGTCCGCCGACCAGGCATCGGTGATGCCGCCTGGGAGAAATGGATGTGGGAATACCACCCGAACCTGATCAAGGAAGGCAAGGTGCCCGGCCGGCAGCATGTCAAGGCGGCGATCAAGAAGGAGTTCGACGCGTTCTGCCTTGAGCGGCAGCGGCGCAATCATGATCCGATCGCCGAAGCGAAAGCCAAACAGAAGTTCGCCGACGATCTCTGGGATGGCCTGGCGCAATCGCTTTGGAGGTGCCGGGATAAGTTGCACCTGTTGTCCGATCATGTGCGGGATCAGGTGCTCGACGCGTGCGTGGAGACCAGTAATGCGATCCGGGCGATGAAGAAGGGGGGGAAACGATCATGAGTTCCGAATTGAGTCCCGATGTTGAAGGCGGGTGGCCTTCAACTGCGCCCGAGTCGGGCGCGCTACCCGAAGGCGCGGGCGCGCAGCCCTACGAAATTCCGCAGGCGGATGCGGCTGAGTTCGGCGCCTTGCAGGAAGGAGTGCGCGAGGAGGTGCTGTCATTGCTCGATGTGCTGAAGCAGATCGAGGCAAGGAAGAAAGTGGATGAGTCGTGCAAGTTTTTCGCCGCGGGTCTGCATCGGTCGTGGCATCGGTTGCGCGCGCAGTTTTATGCGTATCGGAAAACCCGCGATTGGCGGGTGTTGGTGAACCGTGTCCGGGCAGGCTTGTCGGAGCGGGATGAAGGATTGGCCCCGGCGTTTGTCGAGTTCTGGAAATCGCTCCTGGAGGAGAACAAGCGTAAGGATCAACCGGCCTGGCGCACGCTGATCTATATCTGGATACATCGCCGGCATCCGACCACGGGCAAGGTGCTGCGCGAGATCCCAGGGTATGCGTCCTGGCCGACGGCTGTTCCGCGCACGCGCCTGCCCAAGGGCTGGACGTACTCGAACCTGCGCAATTACGGGTTGACATTGTTCGAGCGGACCGCGGCGCGGATCGGGCGGAGCGCGGCGGCAGCGCATCGGCCGCTGGTGTTGATGACGCGGGCCGATCTGTGGGTCGGGTCGCATTACATGATCGATGACTTGTGGCACGATCATTTCGTGAATGTGCTCGATACCAAGAAGACGGGCCGGCCGCTGGAGTTCGGCGTGTTTGATCTGTATTCGGCGTGTAAATTTTCCTGGGGTATGCGGGTGCGGACTGAGAATGACGCGACGGGCCGGATGGAGGGGCTCAAGGAGGAGATGATGCGCTATTTGCTGGCCAGCGCGTTGATGGAGTACGGTTATTCGCCACGTGGCACAATCCTTGTCGTTGAGCACGGCACGGCGGCGGTGCGGGATGAGCTGGCCAAGGTGCTCTATGATTTGAGCGGGGGCAAAATTGTCGTGGCGCGCTCGGGCATCGATGGTGGCGGGGATGCGCTCGGGCTTTATGAGGGGCGTGGCAAAGGCAATTTCCGGCTCAAGGCCGCTTACGAGTCTTCACACAATCTGACGCATAATGAGTTTGGCGCGTTGCCGGCCCAGACCGGGCGTAGCGTCGAGACGCGGCCTGAAGGCACGCACGGTGTGCTCAAGCGCAATGATGCGTTGCTCAAGGCGATGATCGCCTTGGAGGCGGAGCGGCCGGAGCTGATGAAGGAGCTGCGGTTCGATGTGTGTGAGTTTGGCTGGTTCCTCGCCTTCGCGATGGCGGTCTATGAGCGGATCAATTCGCGCACCGACCATGAGCTGGAGGGGTGGGCGGCCAATATCACGATGGAGCATGGCCTGGCGCGGCGGTTGTCGCCCAGGGAAGTGTGGGCGCGCGGGCGGCGTGAGTTGATTCGGTTGTCGCCGGCCGCGATCGCGATAGTGCTCGGGCCGGATCTTGGGTTCGAACGGCGCGTGCTGGGCAATATTATCGAGGTGGCGCAAAAGGAAGTGTCGTGTGACCCGCTGTTTTTCGATGCGCATGAGTTGAAACCGGATAGGTACCGGCTGGTGCTCAATCCGTTTCGGCCGGATCGGTTGTTTGCCTTCAATGCGCGCGGCGGATTTGTGGCGGAGTGCCCGCGGCTGGATCGGGTGAGCCGGCTGGACCCGGAAGGGTTGCATCGGGCGAACGGGCGGGTGAAGCGGCTCGAGGGCGAGCTGCTCGCGCGCACGTGCGGGCGCAATGGGGCGGCGATGAAACAGCACATCGAGGATGCGCGGCATAACGCGGCATTGTTGGCCGGCGCGATTGAAGGGCCTGCGGCGCCGCTGGTCAGCAGTGAGGCCACGCTGGAGGATTTGCCTGACGTGGATTTAGGCGAGGAGTCCGGCGCGGATGCGTCGGTCGCCGATGATCAGTTGCGGGCATTGGAGGAGTTACTATGACTGAGCAGGAGCGACCGCGTGAGATCAATTTGTCCGGGGATACGGTGACGCTCAAGACGGCCGATTATCCGGATGAGCATCGCAGCTTGTTGCGTTGGCTTTTTGCCTGGGCCAAGGAGCGGCAGTGGTCCTGGCAGGAGGCTGAGCAGGAAACAAAATTGTCGGTGACCACGCTCTATCGGATTTGGACGGGCAAATATCGGTACCAGGATAAGCATCCGAAGGCCGGTGAGTTGATTCCGCTGGATGGCATCTGCGAGCGGATCGCCCATTTCAAAGAGCTCGCTGAGGAGCGGGCCAGTTTGCGGCGATTGCCCTTCGTCGTCGAGACGAGCGTGTTCCGCAAGATCGAGAAGCTGTGTCGGGAGACTCTGGTGATGCAGTCCATCTCGATGATCTACGGTGAATCGCAGATCGGCAAATCCGCCGCGCTCAAGGAAGTGGCCCGGCGCAATAATCACGGGAATACCACGTATGTGCTGACGCCGGCCAGCGCGGGTGTGCAGGGGTTGATCAAGGCGATCGGCGCTGCCTGCCATATCGCAGGCCACACCAGTTACGATGTGTTGCGTGAGCGAGTGGGGAATTACCTGGATGATTCCAAGTTGCTGATCATCGATGAAATCCACGAGATTTTCGTTTCCTACTTTCGCGATTCGCGGCTGCGTTGTCTGAGTGTGTTGCGCCAGATGCAGGAGATGTCCGGGTGCGGCCTGGTGCTCTGCGGCACAAATGTGTTCCGGCACGAGCTTGAGCAGGGCGAGTTCGCGCAGTCCCTCAAGCAGCTCCGCAAGCGCGGGATTCTTGAGCTGCAACTTGAAAGTGTGCCCAGCGCGAAGGATATGGAGTTGATCGCTGCGCATTACCGGCTCGGGGCGCCCACCGGCGAGGCGGCGGAGCTGGCGAGCTGGATCGGCAAGGAGTTCGGGCTCGGCAAATATACGCGGTTCCTGGCGCGAGCGTCCCAGCTCGCCACCAAGAAGGGTGAACGGTTTGGCTGGCGGCATTTTTGTGATGTAGTCGCCATCGCCAATCGCATGAAGCAGGAGGCCAAATGAAAGTCCAAAGGCCAAAGGCTCAAGGCTCAAAGAACGCTTTTTTGTGCGTCGCAAACCGCGAGAAGGTAGTCGGTAGTCTCGGCAGGAAAGGAACAGCCTGCAGGCAGAGGCGGACATCACCCTCAGGCGCGTTCATGGCCGCAAGTCACATGCTCTCCATGATTACGCGCTGCCTCCGAAGCTGGGTCGGAAACCAGTTTTGCGGCGCACAAATCCTCAATGAATTGGCGCGGTTAAACAGACGGACCCCAACAACGTGTCCGTCGGGATGTTGGGCATCCTCTTCCTTATGAAAACTCCCGCCGTCAAACCCTCGGTGCGACTGCTCAGTGAAGCGGCGCGATACGAAATCCTCGCGCAGCAGGCTGCCCTTCGTGCGGTCCTCGGCGATCGCGAGAACCGCGCGTCAGAAGAATGCCTGGCGCACGATCACATGATTCGCTCGGAGACTTACAAGGCGGCCGCGAGCCTGGTCGATCTTTTCTGAAGGAAAGATCTACCAGGCTCGCGGCTGCCTTCTTAGTTTCCGAGCGAATCATGTGCTCGTTCCCCAGGCATGCTTCTGACGTGCGGTTCTCGCGATCGCCTAGGTCCGCACGACTGGCACCCTGCTGCGCGCGCGTGTCGTATCGCGCCGCTCGACTCGTCACCTGCGCCGAGG